CAACTCCTCTATCACCAGTGGGTGCACCAAATCTAACTTCATACCTTGATGGGAATGCCATCCCATCATCATCTCTCAATGGTGCTAAAAATTCATTTAATACTGCAGCAGAACCCGCCTCTATTAAACTTCCGAAATCTAATGCCATTATATCATACCTCTTGATTTAGCATAGATAAAGTTTTCACCCTTTTTCTTAAACCTTTGTACAGGTAAAAGTGCTGCCACTACAAATTCATCTGCTTTTATTTTTCTAAATCTAGACCTGACATTTGAATTTAAATATCGTTTTAAACAGGGTTTAATCTCTCTAACTCTTTTTAATCTCTGATAATCTGCATTTATAAATGTAGTATCATCTAGTTTTTTATTTGTTGCAAATTTCATAACTCTATCTAATAGTCTAATCCTAATTGGCATAGATAAGTAATGAAAATTTATTCCTAAGAATCCATTACTATAAGTTTCTATTGGTAATATCAATGGAAATCTATCGTAGTATGGTAGTTTCTTTTTCATCTTTGGGTCATAAAAAAACATATTTAATAGACCATTAAATGGTGCTGCACTAACATCACCATCACGAAGTAATTGACTAGGGGTGGGGTCTCCAAGTTCCTTTATTTTATTACGAAACCAAGCTGTAGACATATTTCTACCACCTGCAGCCTTCATAACTTCTTGTATGTAATTACTTACCGCCATGTGTTTATTTATAAAGAATCTAAGAGATTATGTGAAAAAAAGGTGTCCCCGAAAGGACACCTTTCAGTAGATTAGTTATCTGCTAGTTTTTCAAAATATGCCAATGTGTCATCTTCTTCAACTACAGGTGTTGCAACCTTAGTAGTTTCAGGTTTTGTATCAACCTTTGGGGCTGCTACAGGTTCATCATCTATTTTATCAGCAACATTTCCAACTGTTACAGTACCAGAAAGGACTGCATCTAGTCTAGTTTTTAACTCATCATAAGACTTGAAGTTTGTTGGTGCAGTAAACTCTGTAAGAGAGAACTGTGACTTCCAAACTTTGTCTGCTTCAGAATCATCATCAAAAAGTTTAGATGTATCTTCAAACTCTGATTTATCATAGTTCCAAAAACCATCTACTTTACGAATCTTTAGTTTGAAGTTTGCACCTTCCCAAAAATCAAATGGGTTGATTGCTTTTTCATCCTCAAACTCTGGTGACATCGCCGCAGTAATCTTATCAAATATTTTTTTACCATATCTGAATAGAAACACTTTACCTTCATTCTCTGGGTGTTTAGTATCACTAACAACATAGATGTTTGAAAAGTATTGTAGTTTTCTTTTTTGTTTACGAGCAATCTCTTTATCAGATTCTAGACCTGTATTCCACAATTTAGTATTGTGTTCAGACACAGGGTCTTTTTGATTGAGTGTTGTAAGAGAATTTTCTATGTACCATTGTCCTGTTGGGCCTTGAAATGCATGATTCCAAACTTTTGCCCATGGTAGGTCTTCATTCTGACAAGCAGGAAGAAAACGAATGACTGCATAACCATTGCCAGATTTATCCAACTCTGGTTTCCACAATCTTTCATCTACATAGGATTTTTTCTCTTGGGGTGTAGATTCACCTTTTGCAGCATCTAACAGCTTATTAAGTGAATTACTAGATTTTAGACTATCTAATGTCATATTATATCTCCGTATGTTATCGTATGTTTATTTTTATGTATTTTACAATACATAGTTATTTATAATACTAGGTCGCACAAACTTTGTCAAGGTTTTTATAGGTAATACTTTTAACATTATTACATACTAAAGGACTTGCCTCAGCATCTACCACCCAATAAAACTGTGTTTCTGGGAAGTCTTTGAATGTCTGTATTAATTGTGTCACCCAATTATCAGTATTAAATCCTTTAGATTCTTCTGGTAAATAATTATCTGTTCCTTTATAGATATTATTAATAGGTTCATCATGTTCACTTAGGTCAAATCCTAACATGTAAATATTTTCATCACCACTTTGACAAGCCAGATACATAGCAGTTGCACCAGCACACCACTCTCTAGGATATTCTATGTATCTAACTCTATCATGTTCTTCTAACCAAGTGATGTAAAGTCCTGCATCTTTATAACATTTTCTTTTTACATCTTCTTTATCTAAATGTGGAAATTGACTAATTATTTCTTGATAATTATTTTCTGCAGTTTCTAAATCTTTTCCTTGAACCACACAATTTGTTCTATCATACCAACCATATCCACCTCCTTCATTTCTTCTTGGTGTTTCAAAAATATATTCTGGTGGATAGTTTGCCTTCATGAACTCTGGGTCAAACCCCTCTAAAGTTGCCCAATCGGCAAAGTGACAATCATGAGTATATGCATAACCAGACTTGTATATTTCTTGTTGCATAGAATAATCTATTGCAACTAAATTATCAATTTTACAATCTCTGTAAGCTGCATTACATCCCCATGTGGTAAACCCTGTATATGATTTGGTTGTATCCCAAATCTTTCTAGATTCACCATTTCCATAAATTAGAACACTCATGATACTCTTTTAATGTTTGTAACTTTACAATCATCAAATCTACTTTTTATATCTTCTTTTGCTTGTTTATCTGACAACCATCTTGATGCATAAATAAATGTTTTTTTACCATCAATAGAAATGTCATATCTAACATACTCTGACTTTTCTTCTACCATAATTTTGCCTCTATGTAAGTTTCATAAATTGTTAAATACCAATCTAAAGTTAGATAGTGTATTATTCCTGCCAATAGAACTAATGAACCTATCGTGTTCACCACTATTAACGCCCAATCTCGCCAGATGATTCCAACGATTAACCATCCAAAAACACCTGTGAACTGTAAGTACATATTATATGGATACATGTTCATAGCTGTAGATGCTGCACCAAATATTAGTATGATACTAGCAATCCATTTTATATACCAATCTATTCCGTTTGGTCTATCCATTTTTCTAAATCTTCCATTGTTACAAATTTTAAATTACTTATACCTTTAAATTTGTTTTTTTCCTCTTGTGGTGATACCCAATAAAAATTTACATTCTTAAATTTTCTCATAACAGTTTTCATTTGATTTTGCCATATTGTAGAATCAAATCCTTTATTGTAATCAGGTAACAAATGCACATTACTTAATGGTTTACCTGTTGTTGCTAAATCAAATCCTAGTAAGTAGATATTTTTTGCTCCTTGTTTACAGGCAAAATACATTGATGTACTACCACCACTATTTCTTTCAAACTCATCTATGTCATTTATTTTTTCTTTACCTGTTATCCATGAAATATACAAACCTGTATTTCTCATACACTTATGTTTGAGTGCATCTATCTCGCCTTCATCTTTTGGTTTATCCATGTTATAAAATTTTTGTAAAGCAGTAAATGGATTCTTACCTCTCACCACACATCTTGTTTTTCCTACTTTACTATTTTCAAAAATCTGGTCTTTATCAAAACCTAGTTTTAACAACTCTACATATCTACTACCCCAAGCAGGTTTATCAATAAATTCTTTTGGTAATTCATGCCAGTCTGAAAACCATAATGTAGAATCTGTATAATTGTCTTTTATTATTTCATGTTGTCTTATATAATCTACTGCCACTAAATTATCCACATGTATATTTTCACGATATATTCTATTACACCCCCAAGTGGTTATATTTTTAAATTTTTTTGGTTTAAAATTTAATCTAGATTTACCATTTCCATATATCAATACATCATTCATAGTTATTTTTCAAATCTTCATAAGTCATAAACTCTTTACCATTCTTAGTTTGATAGTTATGTAATTTTAATTTTGTTTCAAGTCTCATACAAATAAATCTTCTAGGATGAACTGAACAATATCTAGATGTTATGTAATGCCAACTAATTGGTGTATTTGGAAACAGTACAATTTTATTTGCACCATATTCAAATAATTTTTCTTTTTTTGTTACAGGATTATGTAATGTTAAATTACCGCCTTTACCATATTCTTCATCTTCATGTTGAAAATACCACAAACCTGTAACTAATTTATTACCATTATCAATGTGTAAGTTTCTCATGGCATATGCTCTTCTAGCTGGATTTTCTGAAAATAAATTTGAACACTCACCTGTAAGTTTTTCGTAATCAAGTTTAGGATAGAACTTTTCAAATACCTCTTGACTTCTAGATAATATACCTAAACTGATATCATTTAGTACGGTGTTAATCTTATCATCTTCTATAATTATGTTTGACCTATTTTTACATTTGTTCCATTTCTTTTTAGAATCATCATCATCCCATACATTTTTTACATGGTTATAAAAATCATCTGGTAAAGAACCAGTGAAATGTGGCCAAGGTGTTTTATAATATTTAAGCAAGTTTCATATCCTCAATAACTTTTGATGTATTGTATTTTCTATTATCTATATTTGTCCATATCAAACTTTCTGGTACTTCCCATAATTGGTCACAATCTTTACAATATGATATGTCATCAAATCTTTCTTCTTCGTGTGCTCTAATTAATTCTTGATATTCTTTACTATCTAAAATCTCTTGTATTGTATTTGTATCTAAATGACCAAGAGTTGCTTCTTTGTCATTTCCTAAAACCATACAACAAGGCACAACTGCACCTTGATGTTTATCTAAACCACCAGCTCTAACTTGTAACATAGATGCTGTAGGTCTACCACAACTTCTTCTTTTATCTTTTCTCCTTTCATATACGACTTTATATTCACCAGACCAATTATGCATCATCCAAATTTCTGACTTTGCACCTGTATAGTCTACCCAATTTTTTATATATTGTTCTACTTCATAATCTTTTTTATTCATATCTATAATTAAGTGTTGTATATAAACTTCTGTATTCGTATCTTTACATGCCTCAACTAACTTACGAACATTATTTCTAACTGTAAAAAATCTATCTGGTTCATCTTTATTATTTACAGGCATCCATTTATTATATGTCTCATTATTATAACCTATTGCAGAAATACGAATCACATCTAATCCACTTTCTGATATCTCTTGAATCAACTTATCATCTAATCTATAACCATTTGTAATCGTACTACAATGTATATTTTTATCTTTGATATATCTTACACATTCTATAAACTTTTTATTTAAAGTGGGTTCTCCACCACCATGTAAACTAATAGTTTCAACTTCATGCTCTATTGCATTATCTACAATCTTTAGAAAATTATCCCACTTTAATAATTTTTTAAATTCTTTTTCACGACCAGAACTTTGTGGGCACATTTGACATGAATAATTACATCCACCTGCCAACTCCATATCTAACTGTCTAATCTTCTTCATGCCATCAATTCTCTTAATACAAATTTAAAGTTTGTTACATCAAATTTTAAAAAACTTTTATAATCATTTATAAGTTTATAAACATCTTTCCATACATAATCATCTTTTAATTTTGTATTCCATGTTTTACTGTAGTTTAAAATACCATCTAGTATAACCATAGTTTCTAGTGATATTCTTTTACCTAGATATTCTTTTAGTAGTTTAGGATGTTGATTTTCTGATACTGCTATCATTTTAGAATCCATGATAGGTTCTACCTCAGATTTAAAAGTGTAAGTTAAACTTTGTATTTTCTTTTGCCATTCTATATAATTATCTTCATGAAACTTACCAACCCAACCTTTAGGATAAACTAAAAAATTAGCAAGTAAGTAATCTTGTATGTCATCTTTACTTTTATATTTTCTAGTTAATTTAACAAAAAAAATTCTATCATTCCTTTTATAGAATGAATCTCTTGACACTTTGGATTTACCACCATATTTTATAAAGTCATAATCACCTTTGTCAAAATGTGCTTTCATAGCACAATACATTAAGTACGCATCTATTGGTTGCATTATAAAGGTAGCTTGGCAGATTTAGGTAAATAATTTAAATCTCTAGCATTTGCTTCTATTTTTTCTTTTAAACTTTTTGTTATTAGTTTTGCGACAGTTACAGGTTCTATACCCATTTGTTCACAATAGATAGATATTGCATCAAGATGTGTACATCTTTTATCAAATGCAATTTTTTCTATTTCTAATGAAAATGTTTTTGGTGTGTGAACTGTACTATCTGACATTAAACACAGCCTGTTGGTTTTGGTAATCCACCATACTTTGCAATTTTTTTCATGGGGCCTGATTGAAAAACTTCGTAAAGTTTACTTGCCTTTCTATCCATTCCAAACTCTTTTGCAAAGTTACGAACAGCAGGAACTGTGCCTGTCGTATTGTACATTTCTCTTGCTTTGTCTATGTAAGTTTTGATTTCATCTGTAATGACAAAATCATCTTCTTGTGCCATTTGTTGCATGACTTCCTCTGACCAGTCATTTGTATTGACTAAGAAACCATCACCATCTCTGTTTAGGTCCATAATATACTCCAATTATAAATTAAAATGCTGCGGAACTTCCACAACCACATGTTGATTTCGCATTAGGGTTACTAATAGTAAACATAGAACCTTGTAATGGGTCATTTACATAGTCTATTACTGCACCATGAAAATATACACCACTCATTGGGTCTATTAAAAGTTTTGTACCATTTGTTTCAAACACATGGTCATCTTCTTTTTGTTCATCTAAAGTGAATCCATATTGGAAACCTGAACACCCGCCACCTTGTATAAAACAACGAACATTCAAACCTTCTTCTTCATCTGCCAATATCACTTTTGCTTGATTGGCTGCACTCTCTGTCCAAGTTACTTGCATGTCTTGTACCACTCATTTACTGTTTCTTTTAGTAATGGTATATATTCCTTTTTATCTTTTATGAACTCCTGTACTATACCATCCTCTGTTACAACTAGAATTACTATTTGATTGATTGGTTGACCAGTCAATTCTTCAAACATTTCAGCATATGCTGTAGTTTGAATATAATAATTCTCATTGTAAGAATCTTTTCTTTCTTTAGTAGATGTTTTAAAATCTACGATTGAAAGTTGGTGTTGATAGTTTGCTATCAAATCAGCTCTTCCTGCTATCTTGTATTTATCAGAAAAGAGAACTATCTCTTGTGCATATACATCTGTTATGAATTCAAATCTTTGGTTTTTTAATTGTTCAAATAAACAATAAGGTAAAAAGTCTTTCTTGTGTTTCTCCCATGTTTCAAAACTAAAATCTTCGTTTAACCAATCTTCACACATTTTATGAACTTTAGAACCTCTTACTGCGGCCTTATTTGCTATGTGTGTGGCAACATCTTCTCCAACTCTTTTACGCCACTTCATTATACCTTCTTTATTTCTAGGTGATAATACTGTGGTGATAGACGGATACTCATTTCCCTCTGGTGTTACATAAAATCTTTTTTTATCTTTATTTTTAGTTTTTAATTCAGGGAAATAATATACTTCATTCTCAAATTCAATTTCATAATTTTTCATAATTTATATGTGATGCCATTCGTTATTCATAAATAGTAAAGATTCTGCTTGACGCCTTCTGATTAGTCCGTCTAGTGTTTTACCACCAGCCTTATTCCACCTTCTCATTTCAAATGGAACTGAGGCAAAATCACTTTCATTTAATTTTTTTAACATTGTTGATTGTCTTAGATTACCAACTCCTAAATTAAATGTCCATGCAACTAATGCATCAAACTGATTTTGATTTAATTCTACGATTACATTATCACTTACATAATCTTCAAACTTTGCAATATCTTCTTCTAATAATTTATCTGCTTCTGGTTGTGATATAACATCACCCTCTTTTACTCCACCCGTATGACCATAACCTATTGTTAATACATTGGCAGAACACCTATAAGCTTTTAATCTACAACCTTCAAACTTTTTAATTAGTGCCAAGCCCTCTTGACTACACTTCATAAATCAACTCCTATACCTAGTTTAGTTTTTTCAATTAAATAGTTTCTGACAAAACCAGACCTTACAATATCTGGTATATCAAACTCAACACAAGCAAAATCATCCATATTCTCTAGAATTCTTAGAAAGTCATGTAACCCATTTCTTTCATTTGTTTTTGTCAAGTCTGTTTGACTAAAGTCACCACAGAAAAATATTTTTGAATCTTGACCAACTCTAGTAATGATTGTATCTAACTCATGAAAATTTAAATTTTGACATTCATCTACTATAATAATTGAATTGTCAAAAGTTAAACCTCTAAGAAATGATGTTGATAAAAAATATAAACTACCTTGTCTTTTGAGTGAATCATATAAACCTTTGAAGGCATCTTCATTAGGTTGCTTAAACATAAACTGTACCATGTTTTGATATGGTACTTGGTATAGGGCTGCCTTATCTTCCTCATCACCTGGTAAGAAACCAATTTCTCTTGTAGGTATGAGTGAACGAACTATGACAACTTTATCGTAACCTGTTCCTTGTTTTAGAACATCTTGTAAAGACTGATACAATGTAATAAATGTTTTTCCTGTACCAGCACATCCAAAGAAGAATCCATTTTTACCTTTTTTGTATGCATCAAATACTAGTTTTTGATTATCTGTTATTGGTTCAATTTTTACCAAATCACCAGAATTAACTTCTTTCTTCTTTGACATAATTTTTATCCTTGTGTTTGACATAACCTTTCTTCGCAGCCTTTTTTTTATCAGGCACGACTAACATTCGTGTAAATTTAAACATTGCTTTTGCGACTGGGTTTTTCATAATTCTTCTCTAAAAGTAGGGACCTACCATTCCTTGATAAGCCCCCTGTGTATAGTCTATTTTTATTTTGTCTATAACACATAGTTATTTATCTAAATTGTACTTCTTCACCACTTTATCCTTTTTAATATCAGCAGAAGATTTTGTTCTAAATCTATCTCCAACAGGTGTATTCGGATGGGCATCTGCTATCTTTGAAAAGACTTCTTTCATTCCACCATCCATTTTTTTAACAATATGGTCTCCCACAAAATTAGGAACAGTTAGTACAGGTTTCAAATTAGGATTGTCTTTGAGATACTGTTCTTTCTCAGCTATCTTCATCAACTTATCAAATACTTCACCTGTCTCTTTATCTTCAAATGTATATGTCGGCATTATGTGTACCACTCTGGTTTTTCTCTAGATTTCCAATTTGCAAATCCATTCTTGTAGTTTATGTAGTAATTTTTGTAACCTTGTATTGGGTCACCTGGTACTTTACATTCCTCTGGCATTGCCTGTGGTAATTCTGTAAGACCTATATCTTTGATGTTATTAGGTGTTCTTAATAAACACAAAGATGGTCTTGCTGAACCATGTATCTTTCCATATCTATGAGTATATTCTGCAAGACAAGCCACATAAATCTTATACATCAAACGATAATTTGATTTACTTTCACGCACCCACACATTACAAGGATGATTCACATGACTTGCTTTGAACAAAATGTCTTCTCTTTTATCTGACAAACGCCATCTTTTAATTCTTCTATTATTGGCAGTCCTACCTTCATATTCTGTACCATCTAAAATTCTATGTGCTGTTGATAGTAACTGAGCATACTCAGTAACCATTTTTACAACATGTTTATCAACATGCCATTTTGCATTTTGTATTGGGTCTTCATGCAGATAAAATATGTTCATGTATCAACTCCCTAACTTCTATTAGATTCTTGTATTCTAACACACTCTCACTCATACTGTCAATAGCCTGTTTAATTAGTCCATTATCAGTCTGCCACACATCTTTGAATGGATAGATATCAACATGTATCAAAAACACTGCTGTCTCTCCCTCTCTGACTGTCATTGTTCTTTCGTGTTCAACTCTAAATGTTAAATCATCTAGATTCTTAATCTCTGGTTTTTCGTATAATGGATGATTACTATATCCATTTAAAGATGATACACCCCAAGTGTATCTCTCATATGATTGACCACTACACATGGCTCTCATGATACCATCAGATGCACGAACTAATGCCTCATTATCTGCAATAGGTTCATGCAACTCAGCTAAACTTTTGCCGACCTTATCACCAGCATTCCAGCTAGAAGGGAACGCAACAAAACAAGCCTCTAATTTTCCTTTATGCATTATGACAACATCATCTTCTATTGCCAATCCTAATTGTTTAATATTGTCACATTCTATTAGTGAATCTTGTTCATCATGCTGATTAAACAATCCTAGTTTTTTTGCTGTATCATGAACTAATTTTTCTTCTATGGCAGTAGGTGTCTCAAACCAAACATCATTACCTAAGTTATTTAATTCAATAACTTTCTGTGCCTGTATTTCTAAATCAGTTTCGTTAGCATTAAAACTGGGTTTTGGACATGGTTTAAAAATTGGTCTCATATCAAATGGTATTCTAATTACATGTTCAAACATTACTTTTCCCACCTATAAAAAATGTGGTCTTCAATCTCAATAGTTTTAGTTTTAGTCTTGGCCCAATCTGGTCTAACATAATCTGCGTGATAGTGAGTTGCACCATCTGTAAAATCAAATAAACCTTGGTCAAGTATGTAATTCATCAACTCAACTATTTTATTATAAACTATTATATTTTTTATCTTATCAGATTTACCATCACAATACCAACTAAATTGACATTTATTTTTAATTGGATAACCATTCTCATAAGTTAATCCTTGTTTAACAACTTCACATATTGTATTTGGAAATCTTTTATCTTGTACACGATTTAATGTGACTTGTGCGACAGCTACCCATCCAGCTGCTCCTTGACCTCTTGCCTCAAAATAAACATTTTCTGCTAGACACTCTTTTTCATTTCCGTATGCGTTAAATCCTATTAGTAATAAAAATACTAATATTATTTTTTTCATTATTTAACCTCAGTAACTTCTTGTACAACACATTTAGGAATAATAGTAGAATTACCGCAATCATCAATACTACCATCTTCATTAAAATTAAAGTCACTAACTAATCTAATGACTTCATCATCATCTTCAATTAAAAATCCCGTACTCAAACATCTAGGACATTTACTTTCTTTGACTTCATCTATGCTTCTCCAAGCACTATCAGATACTATGTCAATCCAAATAACATGTACAAATTTGTATGGTATCTTTTTTAACTTACTCATAATATATCAACCTCAATCTAGGGTGTCCATGTCAGCTTTATATGATGAGGTCGAGAGAGAGAAGCTGACATGAACGGGAATTACTTTTATAACCTCATCCATTTATACCAGTTTATCAGGTTCAGACAACTATTGTCAAGGGTTTTATATACCTGATGCACTACCTGGTGCCTGTGGATAAACCTCTGGTTCTGGTATCATGAAATTATCATCCCAACCAAATGCCTCTTTTACCACATCTTTTGACAAACCTTTATAAACTTGGTGTAATCTTTTATCCTTTGCAGCAATTAATAACTTTGCCTCACTTTCATGTAAACCTTCACACATCTGTATAAACATGTTTTCTTTCTGTGCTTGTTTAGTTTCGTTATCACCACCTTCTATAAAGTGAAATAATTTTTTTGCCTCAGATGCCAGAACTGTATGTTCTGTACCTATTGGTGCATCGTTTACTTTAAAAGGAACTTCACCTGAAGGTATTACCCATTTTTTAGTGGGGTCAAAAGAAGCCTTGAGTATCATTCTTAATGATTGACTATCATTTTTTTGTAGGATATCAACTTTTTGAGCTTTAGTTTTTGCTTTGTGTACTTTATCAAGTACCTCTGATATTAGTAATGAATTATTACTATTTTGCGCAGTCGCCATATTAACCATTTTAAAATTCTCCAATATTTTCAGTAAGACTAGTTAGTCTCTTTTCTATAAAATAATTTAGTAACCCACTTCTATCGCCATAAGAAGCTTCGTTGAAACTATTTAGTATTTCTGATTCTAGGGTTTTCGGAATATTATCCAAATTTATTAATTTATCGTTTCTTTGATAATTTCGTTTTATTTCATCATCTAATTCATCAATGTCTTGAGCCAAAATACTTTCTAATTTCTTAGATGTTAAAGGTCTCTGTCTCAATTCATCTGTAAAAGTGTGGTCTGGTGATAATACATTTGGTACACCATCACTCTTATCGCCTTTTAATACATGTTCTTTGATATAAACTTTCGGGTCTACACCATCAACTAATTTCTTAGTTATCGGACTGTATTGTTTTACATTGTCATATTTTTGTAATTGTATAAAGTCTTTATCACCTGATACTATCATTACCTTTTCTTTATTACAATATTTACATAATGTTGCAATTACATCATCTGCTTCTGCCCCATAAACTTCTACAACTTTATAAGGTAAGAATTCTTTTATTTCTTCTTTGATATTATTAAGAACACCAAATATGGAATCCCAATCTTTATCATCTTGTTCTCTATTTTTTCTACGATTTGATTTGT